GGTCCTAGAAAGTGGCAAGAAAAAATTTTAAAAGATATTGCAAAGCATATAGCTAGAAACGAAACAGTAGATTTACCAGAAATGTTTAGATTAGCCGTAGCTTCTGGTCGTGGTATCGGAAAATCAGCTTTAGTTTCATGGTTAATATTATGGTTTTTATCTACTAGACTAGGATCTACCATAATTGTAACTGCAAACACCGAACAACAATTAAGATCAAGAACATGGGCCGAATTAGGAAAATGGCTAACTCTAGCTGTAAATAATCATTGGTGGGAAAAAACAGCAACAACAATAAAACCTTCAAAGTGGTTTGAAGAAGCATTACAAAAAGATTTGAAGATAGACACCGGCTATTATTATGCACAAGCTCAATTATGGTCAGAAGAAAATCCAGACGCATTTGCCGGTATTCACTCTAGTTATGGAGTTTGTCTAATTATGGACGAAGCATCAGGTATTCCAGGACCGATTTACAGCGTTTCTGAGGGATTTTTCTCTGAACCGACAAAAGATAGGTATTGGTTTACATTTTCAAACCCTAGAAGGAATAGTGGGCCGTTTTTCGATAGCTTTCACGGCAAAAGATCTTTTTGGAAAAACGAACAAATAGACTCAAGAACTGTAGAAGGCACGGATCAAAAATTATTTCAAAGTATGTTAGAGCAATATGGCGAAGACTCTACTGTTGCTAAAGTAGAAGTATTAGGCGAGTTTCCTAGTTATGACAATGACACAGTTATACCTATGGAATTATGTCGTTCTGCAATTATGCGAGAAGTAGATTTAACTGCTTCTGAGCCAATAGTTTGGGGAGTTGATGTAGCTAGGTTTGGTGGCGACAATTCTGCTGTATGTAAAAGACAAGGAAATACTGTTTTAGAAATGAAAACATATAGCTCTATGGATTTAATGGCATTGTGCGGAGCTATTAAAAATGAATATGATGATTGCACTACACTAGAAAAACCAAGTGAAATATTAATAGATGTAATTGGCGTGGGATCTGGAGTAGTAGATAGATTATCTGAATTAAACTTACCGGTTATCGGTGTCAATGTAGGAGAGTCCCCTTCTAGCAAAAAAAATTATTTAAATCTTCGAGCCGAGCTATGGTTTAAAATTAAAGAGTGGCTCTCTGGCAGAGATGTTTTTATGCCTAGTGATGATGAATTAGTGCAACAATTAGTATCGCCAATATATAAATATACATCTACCGGAAAAATAAAATTAGAAAGCAAAGAAGAAATGAAAAAAAGAGGTATTAAATCTCCAGATAAAGCAGACGCATTAGCTTTAACTTTTGCTTCATCATCTGCCGTTCTTGGTGGCGGAAGTTCATTTATGGGGTATAATTTTAAGCGACCAATAAAATCCAAAATCTATAGAGTGGGATAATTGTATGGAATATAAAAAAGAAACATCTATAAGCGTTTCTACAGAAGTTGTAGAAGACGAATTTGATGAAGAAGAATTACAAAGCGTTTTAAAATCAGAATTAGACGACGCTAAAGATTTTATAGATCAGCTCGGCGACGAGAGAGCTGAGTCCACAGAATACTATTTAGGAAATTCTCCAGAAGGCGGAAGCGATATTCAATCTGAATATGTTTCTACTGATGTTAGAGATGCTGTCTTGCACATCATGCCTTCATTAATGCGTACATTTTTCGGCACAAGCAAAATTGTCGAATTTACGCCTAAAAACCAAGAAGATATACCTGCGGCACAGCAACAAACAGACTATGTTAATTACATCTTTAGTCAAAAAAATCCAGGATTTAATATTTTATATTCTGTATTTAAAGACGCACTAATTAGAAAAGCAGGTTTTGTCAAAGCATTTTATGACTCAAGCATAGATACGACTACTCACGAATACAAAAATTTATCTGTTGAGCAATATATCGCAATAATGACAGACGAAGATATAGAGGTCCTAGAAGAAAATCCAATTATGGAAAGTAGGACAATAGTTAATGAAGACGGCAAAAAAGACTCAGAAGAAGTAGTAGTTGCTTACAATCTAAAAGTTAGAAAAGTAAAATCTTATGACAAAGTTTGTATTGAAGCAGTACCGCCAGAAGAAATTTTAATATCTAGAAATTCCAGATCTTTACAAGACTCTCCTTATGTTGCACACAGAATGATTGTTAGTGTTTCAGATTTAGTTGCTATGGGATATGACAAAGAAGAAATAGAACAATACGCAAATTATGGCAACGACGCTTCTAATGAAGACGAAAGAAAAGCTAGAAATCCATTACATGAATTAAATGATCCGGATAGGTCAGACGTAACTGGACAACAAATCTTATATATTGAACATTATGTCAGGTATGACAAAGATCAGGACGGCATTAACGAATTATTAAAAGTTTGCACAATCGGCGACGGCCTAGAAATAGTGAATTGCGAAGCGTGGGACGACTTACCAATCGTGATGTTTTGTCCAGACCCAGAACCGCACACCGCAATAGGATCTTGTCCGGCAGATTATTTAAAACCTATACAAGATATTAAATCGCAAATAATTAGAGATAGCTTAGATTCACTAGGCCATTCTATTTTTCCTAGAATGGGAATAGTTGAAGGCCAAGTTAATATAGATGATGTTCTTAATAACGACATAGGTCAACCTATCCGTATGCGACAACCAGGAGCAGTACAACCTTTTTCTGTTCCTTTTAGTGGTAAAGAAGCATTTCCTTTTTTACAATATTTAGACGAACAAAAAGAAAATCGTACGGGAGTTTCTAAAGCAAGTGCAGGTCTTAACGCAGACGCTTTACAAAGTTCCACAAAAACTGCCGTTGCGGCAACAATGTCCGCCGCACAGGGCCGTATCGAGCTTATATGCTGTAATTTTGCAGAGGGCATGACAGATTTATTTGGTTTAATCAACAATCTGTCTATAAAAAACCAAGATAAAGCAGAAGTAATTAAACTAAATAATCAATTTGTCGAAATAGATCCTAGATATTGGGACACCGATAAAGATATGGTTTGTAATGTAGCGATTAGCAAGACTAGCGATGAAGAACAATTAGCTACCTTGACTAGATTATTGCAAAAACAAGAGCAAATAATACAGACTTTAGGACCAAGAAATCCTATGGTTTCTCTACAGCAGTACGCAAATACCATTACAAAAGTTATAGAAATGGCAGGATTTAAAGATACTTCACAATTTATTAATCCTGATATTCCGCCTATGCCGCCAGAAGATCCTAAGTCTAAAAAACCAAGTCCAGAAGATCAATTAGCTATGGCAGAAACTATGAAAGCACAAGCACAAGCTAGAAAAATTGAAGTAGATGCTGAAACTGATCGTATGAAAGTTGTTATGAACGACGACTTAGAAAGAGATAAATTCTTAGTAAGCACTAAATTACGAATGGCAGAGTTATATGGCAAGTATGGCCAAAATGCCGTTGATTTAGAAGAAGTTAAGCAAATCCTAGAGCAAAATAATGACGAGCTAAGAGCTATGCAAAAAGCAGAAGCTCAAGGATTGTTTAAAAATGAAGGAAGCTAAAAAACTCTACCATATAGAAGCCATGTCTGATGAACACATTTTAGTTGGCACAGATGTTAAAGCTAGAAACGAAGAAGAAGCACTAAAAACTATGAAGTTAGTTTTTGGAAAAAAGATAAACAAGAATACTATTTTTTTAATTGTTAGCGAAGACACCATACATTAATGTCAAAGGATTCAAGATTAGAAAGAGCAGGAGTATCTGGCTACAACAAACCTAAGAAAACTCCAGGACACCCAACAAAATCTCATGTTGTAGTTGCTAAAGAAGGTAGTAAAATAAAGACTATAAGGTTTGGACAGCAAGGCGTAAGCGGAGCAGGAAAAAATCCTAAGAGCAAAAAAGACAAAGCTCGAAGAAAATCTTTCAAAGCTCGTCATGCTAAAAACATATCTAAAGGTAAAATGTCGGCGGCTTATTGGGCCAACCGAACTAAATGGTAGAGGTAACTATGAAAAAAAAGAAAGGACTGTACGCTAATATTCATGCTAAACGCAAAAGAATAAAAGCCGGATCTAAAGAAAAAATGAGAAAGCCAGGAAGCAAAGGAGCTCCAACGGCTAAACAATTTAAACAAGCGGCTAAAACTGCAAAGAAACCCAAAAAGAAAAAGAAATAAAATGGCCTATACTTTACAAAAAATAAAAGACTTTTTAGAAGAAAGCTCGTCAAATAACGAAATGGTTTTTCCAAAAATTTTACTAACCCATATTAATGAATGGGAAGAAGAAGGAGATAAATAAAATGCCAGGATATTACGGAAAACCTAAAAAGAAAAAGAAAAAGAAAAAAAATAAGTGAATAAAACTAAACAGCTTACTCAAAAACAAAAAGATACTTTGAAAAGGCATAGCAAACATCATACGGCTAAACACATGGCCGAAATGAAAAGATTAATGCGACGAGGTAAAACATTTACAGAGTCGCATAAAATCGCTATGAAAAAAGTTGGCAAATGAAAAGTGAATTTTGAACAATATTATCTTGAACTATCTATTTTTATAGCTTCTGTTTTAGCAGGATTAGCTCTCAAAGACTATTCGATTTCATTTATTAAAGGCCTTAAATTTAAATTAAATTCGCAATTTAACGAAGGCGAAAAAGTAATATTAGACGGCGAACAGGCCATGATTATAAAGATTGGTCTAGGCACTACTATATTTGGTGTGTATGGCAAAGACGGATATACTTGGAGATATATTAGTAACAACAAAATAGAAAGTCTCAAACTAGAAAAAATAGTTGATAAAGATTTACACGCAGACACAATAGAAGAAAAAAAATTAAAACTAGAAAAAATCCTAAGAGGAGATAAAGATGTTTGATAAATTAATAAAACCTGTTAGCGACTTAGTAGGCAAGTTTGTAAAAGACAAAGATCTACAAGCACAATTAGATCACGAACTAGCTACTTTATTTCATCAAGCAAATCTTGCACAAATAGAAGTAAATAAAATAGAAGCTAAAGGATCTCCGTTTCAACGAAATTGGCGGCCTTCTGTCGGGTGGATTTGTTCTTTTGCTCTTGGTTATCATTTCATTTTATCTCCTATTATAGAAGTTATTATCAAAACTTCTGGAGTACAAATAGATATGCCAGAGTTTGATTTCTCACAATTATCCGCAATCTTAATGGCATTATTAGGAATGTCCGGACTTAGATCTTATGACAAATTAAAGAGGACAGATACGAAATGATGTTTGTTACTGAGATAGACATACAGACTATCGAGGGAAAAATAGAAACACATGAAGGACCTATTATTACTGCCAAAACACTTAAACAAGCAAAAATAAAAGCAAAGACTATGAATAATGATTTAAGAATAGTCGGCGAATATATGCAAAGCATAAAATCTTTAGATGATGAAGGATTGGGATTTCTTGAATTTTAAACCAGAAGAGTTTGCTTGTTCTCATTGTGGCAAACAAGAAATGGATTATGATTTTTTACAAAAATTACAAGATTTAAGAACTTGTTGTGGCTTTTCTTTTGTTATTACATCTGCTTATCGTTGTTTAGAACACCCTGTAGAAATAAATAAAAAAACTCCAGGCATACATACTTTAGGTCTTGCTGTAGATATTTTGTGTTCTCACGAAAAAGCATTTAATATAGTTACATTAGCGTCTAGTTTTGGCTTTAATGGAATAGGCGTTAATCAAAAAGGAAATAGTAGATTTATACATTTAGATACTTATAAAGGAAGCAATAGTAGACCAAGACCGCATATTTGGAGTTATTAATGGCAAGAGCCACAGTTACAGAATTAGATAAAAGATTAAGTGCACATGAAGCAAGGTGCGATCAGCGTTGGAAAGAAAATTATCGAAGACTTGATTCTATAGAAAAAGGTATTGCTTCGGTAAATAGAACTATTAGAAATTCATTATTGTTTATAATTACAATTTTTTTAGGAATTACTGGATTTTTATTTCAAGAAATTATTTACCAAGCAATAGGATAATATATGGCAACACAACAGGAGATAGATGCTTCTACACAAGCAGAAGCATTATTAAATAGTGATGTATTCAAAAATGCGGTTAAAAACTTAACTGCTGAATATATTGCAAAATGGATAAATTCAAATGTTGAAAAAGATCAAGATTTGAGAGAAGCAATTTATCAAGCGATAAAAATTATTCCAGAAGTTGAAAGACACCTAAGAATTATTGTAGAAAAAGGAAAAATTGCAAAAACACAATTTAATAGAATTAGATCTTTTAAATAAACATTTTAACAAAAATGTTTATTTTTAAGATAAAATAAACACATATATTTTATATAAGGTGGAAAATATGACCAACAACGCCAAGCCGAATGGTTTTGAAACTGATATAAGCAAAGCAACACAGGCATTTGAAGAAATGCTTACTCCCCCAGAGGAGCAAGAAGCAATTCAAGAAAATACTGATGTTGAAGAAGTTTTTGATGAAACGGAAGCTGAAACTGAAATAGAAGCACAGGAAGAAATCCAAGAAGATGAAACCGAAGCTGAAATAGAAGAAGAAGCCGAAGAAGAAGAAGAACAAGAATTACAAGAAGATCAAGTAGAAGTTGATGAAACTGAGGAACTTCAAACTTATGTTGTCAAAGTTGGCGGCGAAGAAATAGAAGTAACCCAAGAAGAATTAATCAATGGTTACAGTCGGAATAGTGATTACACACGAAAAACTCAGGAGTTATCTGAATTAAGGAAAGACTTAGATACTAAGCAATCTGAAATTGATAATAACTTGTCTGACATAAATCGTGAAAGAGCAGAGTACAGAGAATTGTTACCTAAAATCAAAGCCATGTTACAAAATGGTTTTGCAGAAGAACCAAATTGGGAATCTTTAAAGGAACAAGACCAGGTAGAGTATCTGACCAAAAAACAAGAATGGGACGAACATCTTAATAAGATAAAGTCTGTAGATATTGAATATAATCGTATTGCAGAGCAAGAAAAAGCTGAAAGGCAAGAAAAGCTAAGTAAACAATTATTAAATAGCCAACAGAAATTATCGGATCTTCTTCCAGAATGGAAAGATGAAAAGGTTAAAATGGAAGAAATTTCAGATATAACCAAAACTGCCGAAAGTCTAGGTTTCACTAAAGAAGAAGTTAGTTCTGTAACTGACTATCGCTTTATTCTTTTGCTGAGAGATGCAAGTTTACATAACAAGCAAAAAACAGCTTTAAAGAAAAAACCAACACAAGCGAAAGCCAGAACAAAATTAGCTAAACCAGGAACTTCTAATAGGATTAAACCAACGTCTTCTGTCAAGAAAGCTCAACAAAGGGTGGCTAAAACAGGCAGAGTGTCTGATGCGGCCAATTATTTTGAAAAAATAATCTAATTTAGAGGTTAAATAAAATGGCAAAAGTTACAAATTCTTTTACATCATACGACGCTACTTCTAACCGAGAAGACCTTTCGAATGTAATTTACAATATAGATCCAACTGCTACTCCATTTATGAGTGCTATCGGATCAAAAAATATTACTAATGTTGTATTCGATTGGCAAACTGAAAGTTTACCTACTCCTAGCGGAACAGGTCAATTAGAAGGTTTTGAACTTTCTCGTGCTACAAGTACGGCAACAACTAGGGAGTCCAATGTGGCTCAAATTTCATCAAGAGATGCAACTGTATCTGGTTCACAAGATGCTTCTGATCCTGCCGGTAAAAAGCAGGAATTGGCACATCAAATGGCCTTAATGTCTAAAGCATTAAAAAGAGATATGGAAGTGGCTCTATGTCAAAACACAGCTAAAAATGCAGGTAATGCTACTACAGCTAGACAGACTCGTTCTTTCGAAGCGTGGATCTCTACTAATAAAAGTAGAGGCACAGGCGGAGCTGACGGATCTGCTTCTGCGGCGGCGACTGATGCGGCTTCTGGAAACAGAAGAGCATTAACCGAAGCACTTTTAAAAACTGTTTTGCAGTCTATGTTCACTAACGGAGCTGAACCTAAAATGGCTATAGCCGGTCCAGTAAATAAAGGAGTTATCTCTGGTTTTACAGGCCGAAGCAATACTAGACAAAATGTATCTGCTGATACAGTAAGTGCTAGTATTTCAGTCTATGCTTCCGACTTTGGAGAGTTACAAATTGTACCTTCAAACAGAAGCAGAGATAGATCTTTGTTATTAGTAGATCCTGAGTTTGCTAAAGTTTCTTATTTAAGAAATTTCCAAACTATGGATATTGCTAAAATCGGAGATGCTGATACAAAAATGATCTTAGCTGAGTACGGCTTAGAAATGAGCAACGAAGCGGCACACGGAATCGTGGCTGACTTAACTGCTTAATAATTTGTAGGCAACAAATATTGGGGGAGCTTATGCTCCCCCTTATTTAAAAATGGCAAAGACAACTCTTATAAATCACGAAACAGGTTATTCATCTTCTTTTGTAACCGAAGATAACAAATCAATAATTCATTCTGTCCAAGATGTTAAAAAAGTTATTGACCACGCAAAATACTTGTCAGAACAAGAAGTACAAAAAGATTTTCGACATGTTGCAGAAATTCCCAAAGTTATCTGGGAAAAAGCTATACTAGAAGGGTGGGCCAATGACCAAGCTAAATGGAAAAAATGGCTTAACAACAAAGACAACGAATGTTTTAGGACATGGAAAGGTAAGATATGACTTATGACGAAATAAAAACAAAAGTAGTAGAATACTTAAATAGATCCGATTTGACTTCGCAAATGGATATGTTCATAGATCTTGCTGAGTCTGACATAAACAAAGTTATTAAACACCAGGATCTTATAAAGAGAGCTAATGCTGTTGCAGAAACACAGTACACACAATTACCTAGTGATTGGTCTAGAGTTATAAATGTTGAATTAAATACTTCTGACCACACTACTTTATTACAACAATCCACAGAATCTTTAGATTTAAAAAGAACTTCTATAGATAATGTATCTGGAAGGCCAGAATATTTTGCAATTACCGATAACGCTATAGAACTTTGTCCCACACCAGACACAAATTATGAGTTACAATTAACATATTATGCAAACATACCGGCACTAAGCTCAACTAACACAACAAATGTTGTTAGTGATAAGTTTCCAGATGTTTATATATATGGTTGTTGCAAACACGCTTCTGTTTTTTTAATGGAAGATGAAAGAATAGGAATGTTCCAAACTCTTTTTGACAAAGCATTAGAAGAAGTAAGATTGCAACAAGAAAGAGCTTCTTTTGGAGTAGGTTCGCTTATCCCAAGAAGAAAAAAATATGGTAAAGCAAAAAAACAAACATATTATTTTAAAAACTAGAAGGTATTATTATGGCATTTAGTGATTATTTAGAAGACAAAGTTTTAGAGCATGTATTCGGCGGTAACGCTTTTACAGCTCCTTCTACTTTGCATGTAGCTTTATTTACTGTTGCTCCTTCTGATACAGGTGGCGGCACAGAAGTTTCTGGTGGAGCTTATGCTAGGCAAACAGCTACTTTTAATGTATCTGGTACAAATCCTACCGAAGCTAGTAATGTTGCTTCTGTAGAATATCCAACTGCCACAGCTAGTTATGGAACAGTATTAGCTGTAGGAGTTTTTGACGCATCAAGTGGTGGAAATTTATTAGCTTACTCAACTTTAACGACTAATAAAGCTATTGATACAGGAGATGTATTCCGTATAAACGCCGGAGATCTTGACATCAGACTAGCATAACATCATGGCCACAATCGGCTATAACGAAGGTTATTACAGCAGATCAAAATGGAATGACTTAGCTTTTCAAGGTAGAGCTACTATTACTGCTGTTAGCTCTGCACAAGTTCAAGGATCTATAGTAATTTCTGCCGCTAGTGTTATTAGTGCTGTTTCTAGTGCTAGTGTTATAGGTACAAAAATCTTTTTAGGATCTGCTGTCGTTCAAGCAAACTCTCAATTTATTTCTGCCGGACAAAGACTTAGGACCACAGGAGCTATACACATAGACGCAGTTTCTTCTATGATTGTGCAACCAACTTGTGTTTTTTTAGGAAGTAGCATTATAACTGCTGTTTCGTCTGCAATTGCTGTTGGAAGTATTATAAAAAACGGAGCTTGTATTATTAACGCTGTCAGTAGTTTTACAGCTACCGGTAGGTTAAAATGGGAACCAGAAACTTTAACAACTGAAACATGGACTGAACAAGTAATACCTACTGAGTCTTGGACTCCAGTAAATATTTCTTCTGAAACATGGACCGAGCAAGATTGATATGGCAGACACACAGACCACAAATTTAAATTTAATAAAACCAGAACCAGGAGCGGCAGAAAATACGTGGGGAATTTCTATAAATTCTAACTTAGATGATATAGATGCAATTTTTAGTGGGACGGGTACGCCAGTTTCTTTAAATATAGACGGCGGAGATATTGCTTCTGCTGTAGTTATTAATAAATCTCCTACTGTTAGTTTGACAGGAGATATTACCGGATCTGCCGCTTTAACTAATTTAGCAAATGCTTCTATAGCTACTACTTTGGCAACTTCTATAAGTCCAACATTCCAAAACTTAACATTATCTGGGACAGACTCAATTAAAATTTCTTCTGGAACTACAGCTCAAAGAAACGGATCTCCTGTTAATGGAATGTTTAGATACAACACTACAACAAATGAATTTGAAGGTTATCAAAATAGTGCTTGGGGAGCTATCGGCGGCGGAACTACTTATACCGCAGGAACAGGATTAACTTTAACCGGTGGTACTGAATTTAGTATTACTTCCGGAACGATCCCAACAAATAATAATCAGCTTACGAATGGTGCAGGATATACAACCTATACTTCTAATCAGGCAACAAATACAACTTCGGGAGTCTCTTTTAGTGGTGTTACTATAAATGCTAATAGTGATTTAACTTTAACTACAGGAAACTGGACAGGAGACAAATCTGGAAAAATACAAAGACATTCAACTCACATGTATCTTCAGACTGATAATGCAGGAAGATGGATTTTTAGAAGCTCTAATGGTAGTGAACGATTATATATTGAAGCATCAAGTGGAGCTTTAGTTAGTTCAAATAATATTACAGCATTTAGTGATGTTCGACTTAAAAAAGATGTTAAAACTATCGAAAATGCCCTTGATAAAGTTTGTGCTATGCGAGGTGTTGAATACACCAGAAAAAGTAATGACGAAAGAGAAATAGGAGTTATTGCTCAAGAAGTTAAAGATGTTGTGCCAGAGCTTGTAAAAATTGAAGAAAACACAGACAGTTTTAATGAAGGAATATCTGATATTCATACAATGAAATATCAAAATACTGTTGGTTTACTAATTGAAGCTATCAAAGAATTAGAAGCTAGAATAAAAGAATTAGAAGGTAAATAATGGCTTTACCAGGATCCGGAACAATAAGTTTAGATCAACTTCATGTTGAAGCAGGGGGAGCTTCCGGAACGGCTTGTTCAATGAATGATACAGACATACGAGATATAGGGGATTTTTCTGCTAATACCGCAAGAGGATTAAATGCTTGGTATGGTAAGAAAGCTAAATGGGTTATAAGCATGACTACAGGACAAACTACTGTAAATACAGCAGGAAGTGATTATGTAGCCGCTAATACAGAAAGATATAGGGGATATAATAGCTCAAGCGGCACAAGGCCTAGTGGGTCTACTTATGGCTCTATGAATGACTATCAAGATGCAGATTACTTAAATAATAAAACCATAATTGCTTTTGCTGTTAATGGAAGCTCGTCTGTAGCTCAACCTGCCTCAACTATAATGATTTTACAATGTGCTGACGGGTGTACAAATACAAACGCCGCTTTTTTAAAAGTCAAAGTTAATAGCTCTACTTACAACAGAAGTGATGCGACTTATGCCGATAGCACTTTTGAACAATGGAATTGGAGTTTAGGAACGCAAACTGTACCTAACAATACAACAGGAGCAATATCTCCTATGTCTGCTCCTGGCTCAAGCACTACTATAACTTTTATAGGGCAATAATGAGTAAGATAGAACTGGAACAATTTGTTAAGGTTCAAGGACAGACTAGAAAAGATTATTCTACAGATGTAGCAATTAATAATGATGTTGATGAAGATGATAAACTTTTTGAAAGATTATCTATGTGGGTTACTGATCCGGTAAGCAAACAAGATGTAAGATTTGAATGGAATAAAACAGATAGTGCTTTGGCTTTAACTAAAGAAAATGATAAATGTTATATAAACACAGATGCAGTTATTTTTTATCAAAAAAATTGGGAAGTAGAAGTTTATAAAAACTTCTTAAATAACTCTACTTTGATTCCGCCTGATCCAGAATTAGATGATTATAATATTAAGAAAAATATGGCCGTTCCTAAAAATCCTAATACTTATGATGAAGTTTATGTAAATAAAAAATTAGTTAGAACGGATTACAACATTGGCTTACATCAAGCTAAACCGCTTATAGAAGAAGTAGAAAAAGTTTTTGGAAAAGATCAAGATTGGAAACAAAATAGATTTAATATTATTGGGACCTATACAGCTCACGAAGACGCTCCCCTAAGACCGCCTTATACGAATGAAAAAACTTATAGTTGGTACAATGTTTTTATAGAAATGCCAGAAGAAACATTAAATGCGTTTAATGTTCCTGATGTTGGCTACACATATAATGGTTGGCACGCCATAAAATACAATACTGTATCTGGAAAAAAACAATTAAAAGTGGTTATTCAAGACGACGAATATACAAGTAATTATCAAGAACACCCAGATACTTTTATTCCTAGACCGCCTGTTCCTTATTACGCTTCTAAAAGTCATTTTTTTGCAAAAATATTTAATGAAGACGGAACAGAAGCAGATGAATATGATGTTTTTTTTGTAACTACAAAAGAAATTATGAAAGAATTTTGCGAAGAACAAAATTTACAGTTTCCTATGCCAGAAAGCAGAGAAGATGATTTTGTTTGGATTTATGGTTTGGTGTATGACAAAAATACTTTAGAAATAAAACAGGTCAAAGGATATGTTCGTTATCCTACAGACGAAAGCGAATGGCTATAAAATTAGATACAAAAAAAATTAACGAAAAATTCTATAAAAAACTAGAACAAGAAAAAGCATTAAGAAAAGAATTTGTAAAAAAATTCTATAACTAAGATATAATTTAACCTATGGCAGACACGAACACTACTAATTTATCGTTAATAAAACCCGAAGTTGGAGCAAGTACAAATACATGGGGAGGGAAAATCAATGCTGATTTAGATGCAGTTGATGCTATTTTTAATTCTGCCGGATCCGGTACTTCTGTAGGTTTAAATGTAGGCACAGGAAAAACTTTAAATGTTGCCGGAACTTTAAAAGTTGGATCTAATACTAATACACATATTTTAGTTGCTAATGGCACAAATTTTAATTCTGTTGCTATGAGCGGAGCGACAACAATTTCAAATTCTGGAGTTGTAACTTTAGGATCTGGAGCAGTAAGTAACTCTAATGTTTCTAACTCTGCCGCAATTGATGCTAGTAAAATAGCAAACGGAACTGTTAGTAATACAGAATTTCAATTTTTAAACGGCGTAACTTCTAATATACAAACTCAATTAAACTCGGCATTAACTTTTAATGTAAATAGTTGGGTAACTTCTAGTGAAGGGGATCAAAGATTCTTTTTTACAAATAGCGGTGGAACTAATTATAAAGCAGACGGAAGCCATGTTTTTCAAAATGGATCAGGTACTAATAGATTTTCTATTGATGTAAGTGGTAATGGAGTATTTGCAGGAGATATTACTGCCTACGGATCTCCTTCTGATATGTCTTTAAAAGAAAATGTTAATGTAATTGATAATGCTTTAGCAAAAGTTAATCAATTAAATGGAATTACTTATGATTTAAAATCTGACGGAAATAGATTAACAGGTTTAGTGGCCCAAGATTTACAAGAAGTTTTGCCAGAAGCAGTTTATAAACATAAAAATATAGATACTAAAGAGGAATATTTAGCAATAAGATATGGTAATACTGTTGGTCTTTTAGTTGAAGCAATCAAAGAATTATCAGACGAAGTTAAAACTTTAAAGGAAAAACATTAATGCCTTTTTGTCTAGGAACAGCTTTACCTTCATCTGGCTCTATAAGTTTAAATCAAATCCATGTAGAGTCTGGCGGTACAAGCGG